GATCTGCAGGATGTCCAGCGGCAGATCGGTGTCGTCATCGATGTGCCCCCAGTCCGGCGTGTAGAACGCTGAGATCGGCAGCTTGTCGTACAGCGCACCGTACTGCGGCAGGTAGGTCTCAAACCGGAAGGCCTGGCCCCGGATCGATTTGACGCTGACCCACACGCCTTCGATGAGCTCGTCGTCATCGTGCTTGGGGTCGAAGTCGTAGAGGTACTCGGGCCGCACCAGCACCTTCTCCGGCGGCAGAGGACAGACGAAGCTCATAGGACATTCCACCCCAACAGAAACAGCTTCCAGTAGGCCTTGAGGACGAACCCCACGACCGCGATCAGTGCAGCCACGCCGAAGCCGAACGCAGCGACCGACAGGATTTTCTCCATCACTTGGTTTTCTCCTTCTTGACTGGCGGGTGCACCACCTCGCGGGTAGTGAACCGATGCAGGTTGGCGCACTCGTAGCGCCGCCGGGTGTAGCCCGCGAGCTTGCGCGTCTCCAGCACCTCGGTCCAAGTTCCACAAGTCGGGCACTTCATGGCAGCCAGAGCGCAATGACAACGGCCGCGAGGAACGCGACAACGGTCAGCGTGACCGCCACTAGGAATCCGCTGAGCACCTTGTCGGCGCACTCCTCCTGGCAGCCATCGGTGCAGGGCTCACGGCCCTGCTGGCACGACGTCCCGCGGCACCTCACTTGCGCCCCCGCAGAACTGGCCTGCGCACGGCCGGCCGGCGCAGGCTCTCCAGCCACTCCTGCACATCGGCTTCCAGCCACATCACCGCCTTGGTGCCGGGCACCACGAGGCGAGGGGGCAATGTCTCGGGACGCCGGGACACGTCGGACTTCAGCGTAGCCACGCTGCGCCCGAGCAGCGCGGCCAAGTCGCTCACGGTCAGGGTCTTGAGGGTTGTCATTTGGTCATCTCCTGGATCAGCCGGTCGAGGTACCAGCGTGCTTTCTGCAGATCCTCGACGCCGTTCTTGAACTTCCAGCGCCACAGGTACTTCATCGCGTTGGCGGTGCACACCGCCTCCATGCCTTGCAGGTCCGCCGTCGCCACCGCGATGGCGTCGATGCACTCAATGGCCCCCTTGGCGTAGTGCGGGGGGCTGTTCACCATGTCTTTCATCAGTCGATCTCCTCGTGGCTTACCAAATCAGGTTCCGCGCCGGGCAGCCACACCGCCGCAGAGTTGTGTTGTTCAATCCGAGAGGCAATGATTTCGGCGCGCTGGCCTGACGACGGCGGCACGTACATACCGAACCGTGACGTGGACCCAGCGTTCGACGCGGCGTTGGTGGAGTCCGCACTGGCCAACGGAAGCCGGGTGAACACCTTGGGGTTGAGCATGCGCAGTCCATGCAGCCGGCACCACGGGCGGCCGTCTGCGTCGCAGATTGATCGCAAAGCCACGTCAACCCGGGCCCACCAAGGCGCGGTGCCCGGCGTGCGGTACTGCCCGCTTGACCCTAAAGCCACCGTGTCCCACTCCAAGGCCAGCATCTGGAGCCGCTCAACCGACTCATGCATGTGCCAGACCGGCACACCGCGAATGCGCTTCGGCCAAGCGCGCAGCAGCTCGTCGTTCTGCTCTTCAGACCCGTCAATGACGTCAGGGATCAACGCCCAATCGAAACCGGGGTGGCGCCGCCACTGATCGCACCAGCGGATGTAGCCGTCCACGTCAAGCTGGCCGCCCTGTTTCCACACAGTGAACGCGCCGTTGTCAAACACAAACGACTGGCATACGTCGGCCACAACGCCCATGTCGTCCTGTCTCGGGAACGGCACAAGCGCGTGACGACCACGCAAGAAGCGAACAAGATCCATGCGAGGGCCGCTCACCGGAGTGCCGTGGTAGTGGATCATTTCCATCTAGAGAACAACCACGCCCAAGCGGCGCCGCCGGCGGTCTTCGCCACGAACTGCGTCAGAACAACCCAAGGCATCAGCGCTCCAAAGGCCAATGTCGGGAACAGGACTGAATCGACCGCAGCCCCAGCGGTGTTGCTGCCAACACTGCGCCGCATCCATGACCCCGTCAGCCGGGCAAACACAGACCAGTCAGCAAGCGCAGCTACAAGGAAGCTGACCGAGCTGGCAATCGCAATTTGATCCGCGGCAGGGTTGAGCAACCATGTGAGCACGCCAGTTCCAACGATCAGCGTTGCCATCTGCCAAGTGCGCAATCTGAAGTGCAGCCAATCGCGCAAGGCCAAGTCCAAACCGATCAGCAAGAAAGCGTTCACCGGCGTGACCGCCGGGCCAAACGCAACGACAAGGAGGTTTGCCGCAACCATTGCGGTGGCGTAAACAACCAGTGCAAAAACGACAGTCATGGCCTGATGCTTTCAGTCGTGACGCCGTGGTGTTCAGCCACGAGTTTCTGTTCGCCCCCGAACACCCGGAACAACTGATCCGCAATGTCCTCGTGGTAGCCCCGGTGATGCAAAGTCACCTCGTCGATGAGATCCTCAACCTTGATCATTTGGTTGGTTTGGATCTCCAGGGCGTACCGAATCCGCACGCCGTTTTCCGGGCACACCGAAAAGAACTCAGTGCGATAGATGTTCATCAGTCGATCTCCTTCATGTAGTACCGGGTCTCGAACCCGTCGCCGCGCAGCAGCAGGTCGGGCGCCCAGGCGATGGGCTGGCCGAGGACGGCCTCCACATCGGCCAGGGAGCCGACCCCGTCTGCTGCCTCGATCACGATCTCGTCGTGGATCGTCATCAGTTGCTGGTAGCCCCGCTCGTCCAGGCGCAGCATCGCCTCGCGCAGGCAGTCCCGAGCGATAGCCTGCGTGACGTTCTCCACGAGCTTGCCGCCGTAGCTGGACAGCCGGGTCCACTGCTTGGTCTTCTGGTCCAGGCCCTCGTAGGTCAGGCTGCCGGCGCTGGCCACCACGAAGCGGCCACCGTCAGCGGTCTCGCGGTACAGGTCCTCAGCCTCCAGGCGTGGCTTGACGTAGGCCAAGCGCCGGCCCGAGGGCAGGGTGATGAACAGAAACCCGCTCTCCCAGGCGAACATCAGCTTGGCGCGGCCGGCTGCGATCGGCAGCACCACCGTCGTGCGCTGACCCACTGCGAGCTTGGCTGCGCGCTCCATGGCGTACCAGAGCTCCACCACCTCGGGGTTGGCCTGGCGCCAGGCGTTCTTGATGTCCTCCAGCTCGTCCTCGGGCACACCCATCTCCAGCGCGCCCATGGTCTTGAGCGCGTTGGCGCCGCCCTGGTATCCGAGCGCGAGCTCGGCCACCTTGCCGCGTTGGCGATACGGGGACTTCTTGGTGACGGAGCCAGGCGGCAGCTTGAACATCTGCTCGGCCGACGCCTCGTAGATCTTGCCGTGCGTGGCGAACACCTTCAGACGCCACTCGCACCACGCGAGCCACGCCACCACCCGGGCCTCGATCGCGGAGAAGTCCACGACGATGAACCGGTGGTCGGGTTCGGCGATGAAGGCGGTGCGGATCAGCTGGCTGAGCGTGTCGGCGGTGCCGAACAGCATCTCCAGGTCCTCGAACCGCCCGGCGATCACGAGCTCACGCGCGAGGTCCAGGTCGCGCAGCTTGTTCTGCGGCAGGTTCTGCACCTGCACCAGCCGCCCGGCCCAGCGCCCGGTGCGGTTGGCGCCGTAGAACTGCGTCAGCCCGCGCACGCGGTCGTCGCGGCACGCGGCGCGCTGCATGGCTTGGTACTTGGTCACACTGGTCTTGGCCAGCTCCTGGCGGATGCGCAGCACGCGCTGCACCGTCTGGCTGTCCGTGGCGGCCAGCAGCTTGGGCACCGACTTCTTGGTCAAGTCGGCCACCTCCTGCTCGGTCTCCTCTTCAAGCCAGGCGATGAGCTGGTCGCGGCTGTTGGGGTTGGTCAGCCCGGTCAGCGCCACCGCCTCGGACACGAGCATGGCCTTGATGCGCGCGTCGGCGGTGATCGCGTTGTCCACCAGCGTGCGGTGCACGCGGATGCCGCGGTTGTTCATCTTCTGGTCCAGGTGCCACAGCCGCCACTCCACCGCCGGCACAGGGAACTTCGACAGCCGCCGGGCCACCTCGCGCTCGGTCTCGACGTCGCGTGCGCAGTAGTCCTTGAACAGCTGCCACCGGGCCGGGTCGTGGTGCGGCAGGTTGCGCGTGCGCCCACCGTTGGTCTTGGTCGGCTTGCACGGGATGCAGAAGTAGCGGATCAGCGCACCGCCCACGCCCATCTTCTGCTTGTCCTGGTCCAGCCCGAGCACGCGGCCGACGTCGCCCAGGCTGCCCGGCAGACCGAGGTAGAGCGAGTGCACCGACGTGCACTGCCACTGCGTGACGTCGAGCTGCAGGCCGAAGTGCTTGCTTATGCATGCCACCTCGAAGGCCGCGTTGAAGGCGGTCTTCGTCACCTCGGGGTCGGTCAGGTCGTGCAGCACATGCTGCGGCAGCGCCTGGCCCTGCAGCAGGTCCACGACGTTGACCGAGGAGTCACCGTAGGCGTAGCCGAACAGCGTGACCTCGAAGTCGTCGCTCTCCACGTAGCGGTGGACGCCGCATTTGCGCAGGTCCACGCTGCTGTAGGTCTCGATGTCGATGCGTAGGGTTGTCATGTGTCCTCTTCGGTGAGGGCCCAACAGGCGCTCACCGAAAAGGGCCCCGGGTGGGGCGCCTCAGGGGTTGATCAGTGGGTCCTCCACACGCGCACGCCGCCGGTGACCTTGCGCACGGTGAACCGGCAACCCAGCTGCTTGGCTATGGTCGTAGCCCCGCGGCTTAAGTTCGCCGAGCGAGACTTCATCTCCTCGGCTGTGGCCTCAACGAAGAAGCTGTCACCCACCTCCATCTCAGCCCAAGGGTACTTGCTGGCGCGCGTGCGCGGCGGGGGCACAGGGACGCCTTTGTCGATCGTGATCATGCGAGGAACTCCTCTTGCACTGCGGTGAAGTCGTCTTCGGCGCGGCTGCGGCCCGACAAGGGCTCGCCGTCGGCCACCTTCTGGACGTTGCCAAGGCCCGCAGCGACGCCGCGGTTGCCGTTCTGGTTGTAGGCGTAGAAGTTGATCGACACGCGGCCGTAGCAGCCGCTGTACACCTCGTCGGCGTTCAGGATCGGCTGCACGCTGGCATCGACCACCTGGGGACGCTGCTTGCTGGTGGCGTTGATGAACCAGTGGCCCTTGTACTCAGGCGTGTCACGCTCGGTGTCACCGTCGCGCAGCGGCACCTTCAGGCCCGGGGGCACCTTACCGCCCCAGGTCGCCTTGCCGGCTTCCTTGGCGGCCTCGATCGCCTGCTTGATCTTGTTGACCGAGGCGGTGTCGGACTTCGGGATCAGCACGCACACGCTGTACTTGGGCTCTTGGCCCTCGTTCTGCGCGCGTGGCTGGAACAGGTTGACGTAGGACAAACGGGCCTTGCCCGTGACGATCTTCGTTGCGCTCATCTGGAGCTCCTTGATTACGAGAAGTCCGCCGCAGCTGATGCGACGGAGTTGAGAGCCGGCCTCTTGTCAGAGTCCGGCACAAGCGTGGGCTTGCCTTGCGGCTTGACCACGAGATCGCTGATCAGCTCAGCGAATACCTTCTTGCCCAGCGCCTTCTCCATGGCCGTGATGCCGAGGAGGCTGCGTTCGTAGATCACTTCCGCGGGGATCCCGGCGGCGATCAGCTTCGCGGCCACCTGGTCGTGGTCCACGTACTTGCGGTTGGCCCGACCCTCGACCAGCTTGAAGCCGGGCACGGTGTGGCCGGTCTCGGCCTGCGACAGGGCGTAGGTCTTGACGTCCTGCAGCCAGGCGATGGCCTCATCGGCGCGCGGTAGGATCGCGGCTATCTGGTCAACGGTGAGCAGTTCTGGAGGGGTGAACTCGCGCTTGGCCAGGGCCAGGTTGTGCTGCGCCCGAGCTGCGCAGGTGTAGCGCGCCTTGCAGAACCCCGACGTGCAGTGCTCGCCGGCCACGAACTCGCCAGCCCCGTCCCACGCCAGCGTGGCGCGCGGGCGCACGTAGTCGTCGGCCCACCGGGTCAGCTCGTCGACGGTCAGCTCCTCGCTGCTGTAGTTGCCGAGCCGCGGCTGCAGGACGGTGGTCTTCACAGACCGCGCGTCGAACAGGTGACCCAGCTGGTGCAGCGCGCCCAGCGCGTACAGGCGCATCTGGCTGTTGTCGATCGCGCTGACCGGCACGCCCTTACCGCCCTTCAAATCGAGCTCATGAAGGCACTGGTCGCTGACGATCACCAGGTCGCCGGTGCCGAACCC